ATATGTTGCCATTTCTAAATACCTCTAAGCGCCATAGCGCATTAATTAACGTAAGCGATAATCGCCATTAAATTGTTGTATCAGGGTCGTTTTCTCTAACTCTGTACAATACATCAACAGTTATGGTAGCCAAAGCTACTGGCTGATCACCACTACCATTAAATTCTGCCGAAAAGTCTTTCAACACTAGATTTGCTGCATTACCACCAAGGGTTATGTCTGCATATAAAGCTTCTTCAATTTCCACGCAGATTTGATCTAATAAATTATCATATCCGCTTACACCTTTTACATAAATTTCAATGGTAAAGCTGACCGTTCTTTCCTGTATCCGTGGAAGACCCATAGTAGAGTATTCGACAGACTCTTCTTTACTGTAAACCAGCAAACCAGGAAGCTTATTTGCAGCTATGGGATAGACTCGACTCTGGTAAACATTACTGCCAGTAGTCGCCAACCCTGTAACAGCAGTAGTTAAGCTGTCTCTAAGTAGCTTTCTAACGTGAGCCATTATGCTGCCTCTAAAACGAGTTCTGTCATGCCTGTACCGTCTGCCATAACTACTCGAATAACATAATCTGACTCTCTAAAGTGTATTGTGTCACCTTCAGAGATTCCCGTAACATCGGAAGTCTTAACTGTTAATCGTGGCTGACTCATCGCAAAAGGAACCGATCCACCAGCGTCTACAGCTTCATAGACGTTATCAAAAATGCCCATTATTTCATACGAAGACAAACCGTCAGGCGAATACCTTACCTTCTCACCAAAGTCAGCAAGAACGATAGAGCGATCAAAGTCAGATTCAATCGGCATTACTTTTTCTTAGCTCTGGTCTTAGGCTTAGGTGAAGATTCAGTTACAGCAATGCTTCTGTCTTCACGAACAATATTTTCTGCAACAGGAACTATTCTGCTAATTCCCATAAGGTTTTCAGCTATAGTCTTGTCTTCAATATCAACGTGATCTCCAACTTTCTTGCCAGATCCGTTAATTATGCAACTTCTAATTACTTCATATTTCATAGCATTCTCCTTTAATGATACTTGCTTATCAAAAACAAGCATGAGTAAAGAAGGAGGGGCCGAAGCCCCCCCGACTAATTAGCCATCGTTGCCGACAGCAAAGCTTACAGCGTGACGAACAGCAGCGTCTACTGATTGCAGAGCAACCAGACGAACAGTACCGCTCTTAGACAGGCTGTATGGATCTACAGTCAGGTCTAGGCCACCAAACATACCGATAAGCAGGTCATCGAAGTTACCGAAGTACATATTACCAGCAGTACACTGGTTAGATACGATACCGCGATACCCGTTGACGCTTCCACCAGGCTCAACAACAAACTGAGCAGTGCCAGTGGCTTTCTCAGTAGTCTTCAACGCGCCGTACATAGAAGCTGGCAGGATGTAAGACAAGTTGCCTTGCAGGGCGTTATCTTCAGCAACAGCAGTTTCCATTGCAACAACTTCAGCGAACGTTGGGTTAGCAGCGCCGAAAGTAGTTGAATTGATACCAGCAGTAGACAAGATACCAGTAGGCTGACCGTTCAAACCAGTGCCTTCGAGACCAGCTTTGTCAATTGCCAGAGCAAGAGCGCGGGTAAGGTCGTCACGAATCAGGTTCTCAACGTCAAGGCTAGACTGAATCAACAACTGACGAGTAACATCAGTGTGAGCGCCAAGAGTCTTAGGAGACAAAGAGATTTGGCCTACAGTCATTTCAGTTGCAGCAGAATCAGCACCTTCGGTGTCAATCCAAGCAGCGGCAGAAACGCCAGTCTTCTTAGGAATCTTAACATCGCCACTCAAACCACCTAGCATACGAGCGCCAGCCTGCATAACAGAAGATTGGTTGCGAAGTGCGTCAATGAAGTCACCGCCACGGAAGTCATCACCGAACAGGTTGCTATCGTCACCACTGTTCATGGTACGCTTCCAAGTGCTAAGAACTTCAGCAGGAAGCATCAGGCCTTGTGCAGTTGTGCCATATTGCTCGGCAGCAGCGCGTGAACACTCAAATTCAAAAGCAGCAGCTTCTTGAGCGCGGCGATCAGTTGGGTTGGCAAGTGCGTGGATAGCACGAGTCAGACTAAATCGCTGCATTTCTTTCTTGTCCATACCAACATTCTGATCTTCCAGAGCGCGGGTTGAACCAATAGCTTCTAACAACTCACCACGAAACTCTTCGATGCTACGGCCTTCGTAGATTGCTTTACGAGCCATTTCACTTTGGTTGTGACGAGATCCAAGCTCAACAATCTGAGCTGCGTTACGTTGTGCGGATTGCTGGGCTTCAGCTTTTACCGCTTGAATATCAACTTCTGACATAGTATTTCTCTCTTTAAATGAAGTTTTAATTACGGGTTTATGTGAAACTTCGCTCGAACGCCCAACGCCAACTGTCATATCGGCAGGAATAGACACCAAACTTGCTTCTACTGGTTTCCACGATTTGGCGCGATAAACGTCACCATTGCGCGAATCCTTTTCCATCTTGCTGATAGCATAACCAACCGAAATGTTAGCTCTAATACCATCAACAACATCAGAGAATGCTTCACGGGCAAGCTCACCTTTTCCAAAGCGAACCTGAGCGCGCAGTCTACGCGACTGCCCATCAAGCGTTACTGATTCTATAACACCAATTTGCTTCTCAGGATCGTGATCCAATAACAATGGTGCGCGACCAGATGCCAAAAACGATAAATCAATCGCCTCAGCAGTATGATCCAATATTTCGGTTCCAAATGAACGCTCTACAGGCTCTTCGCTAGATATAGCGATCTGGACGGTTCTGCTCTCCTCATCAATGGGAGACATATCCAATTCCATAGCTCTGTGGCTAACTTCAACGCCTTTTCGCTCAACAGGAAGGTCGTCAATTACTTCTTCAGTTACTACCTCTTCAGCAATAACCTCTTCAGCAATAACCTCTTCTGTAACGACTTCTTCAACAATTACTTCTTCAGCAACTGTCTCGACAACTACACCTTCGATCTCTTCGTTGTCCATATTAATAACCTCTTGACTTCTATCATCGTTAATTTGATTTGATATTTTACGCGCCCATGAGAATCCAGCATTACCACCCCACAAAGCCCAAGCAATTCGGCCTGCTGACGGATAACCTTTCTCTCCAGGGCTAAATCCTTCAGCCTTTTTATCGACTTCATGGCGAGAAAAGTAAGAATACATTCTCTTTACGGTATCAAATGAAAGCTCTTTCCTGTTGCTAATGTCTCTTGCTCTAGCAACACCAACCTCAGTGCCTCCACGACCAAACTCTTTCCGCCACTCTAATCCGCGCTTCGCCTCATTGACCATAGTGTCATTTGGACGAGTATTTATTTCTTTGCCTTTATACTTCGGCATCATCAGCCTCGATTATATCAGGATTTATCGAGTTTAGGGATGCGCCAAAAGGCTCTAGTGCATACCTAACGCCAAACTGATCGGCAACTTCACGATCTTTAGCAATCTGAGACACCAACTCTTCTACATCTTTACCGTACTGAGATGCGACATCCTGAAGGCTCAAGATACCATTCTTCAGTCCCATGACCGCAGCGCCCATCTCTTTCTGCGGGTCAACCCAGTTCCAAGCCTTACCTCTAAACTGTGCAGCTTCAGAGAACCTATCGTACTGACGCAAAGGTATCCCAAAACTATTGATCTCCATTGCAGCGCCAAGCCACTCTTCAAATACAGGTCGAACAAAATGGTCTATTACAAACCGCTGTAGAACTCTGTATTGATCTCTCTCTTCAAGTGCGCCCTGTCGAATTGAGCTGTAGCTAGTAGCCTCAAGGTCGTTAGATAGACTTGTATAGCTCACACCAATGGCAGAAGCTATACCCTTCAAACAAGCCTTGTGAAAGCCCTCAAATTCGTTATTTGGGTACTGCGGGTCGAACGCCTTAAAGTCAACTCCATTAGGAAGCTGATGGAATGTACCTGGAGTCGCCTCCATAATAGGGACATTACCATCAAGGTCGTCCGCTACAAATCCATCACCAGTCGGCGAAGTAAAGAAGCCCATCTTAGACGCACCAATTCTCGCATTTACAATAGCAGCTTCACGCAAAGCGCCTAACTGCTTAATTGATGCAAGAGCAGGAGAAATCCAAGGATCTCCTCTAGTTTGACCAGCTC